CCGCATCCGGTGGGCAGCACCAGCAGGGTCTTTCTCCGCCCGTCCTGCCATTCCGTTTCAATGGCGCTTACGGCCTCGTTCTGATAGGGTCTCAGTTCCATGCATTTTCCTTCCTTCGCCCGCCCTCCCCCGGTGTCGCCCGAAGGAGGGAGGGCCTTGCGTGTTAAAACTGCCCGGGCTTATAGCCGCCGCTCTGGGGCTGGTATCCGCCCTGGGGATTGCCGTACATAGCCTGCTGCTGGTAAGCCTGCTGGGGCTGCTGAGGCGCGGCGGGGGTGTTCTTTTCGTAAAACCTGCGGATTTCGTTGCTTTCCCGCACGCTGCCGTCGTTGCCCGTCCAGGAGCGCTTGCCCACCTTGCAGGTGCCTGTGGCCCCCACCACCTGATCCCATTTGGGAATCAGCTTTTCGCCGTGCTTGCGCTGGCCGATGGCGGTGAAGAAAGCGCACAGCATGCCCTCCGTTTTCCGGTGCAAAAACAGGTTGTGGGTGATCAGGGTGCTGTTCACGCCGTCCGATACCTCCAGCGTTAGCACCGCCTTGTTGCAGGGTGGCAGCTTGTCGCTGCCGTTGTGCCGGGCGCGCTCGAATTTGGTCACGGTGAAGCTGTAATCTCCCTCGGGAACGATCACAAACTCACTGTCGTGCTCAATCGTATCGCCCCAGCCAATTTCCTGGTTCATGCCGTTGCTCTGATAGTCGTATTCGCTCATGTTCTTCCGTCCTTTCTTTTATCGTGGGGTTATATCAAAACGGGTCGTTCTCCCGCTGCTCCAGGCACATATCCCTTACCTGCGTCCACGCGCCGATCAGCACGCCGTCCACAAAATCCTTGGGGTAATTCTGCCAGGGCGTATCGATGGGGAAGTATCCGCGGCTGGCAATGGCGGCCTGCACCTCGAAGGGCTTAATGCCGTCCATGCGCATCAGATCGGCCAGGGCCGGAGGCACCATGCTGTAATCATCATAGGCCTCGGGCGCTGCGTTTTGCGGGGGAATGGGCGCGTTCTGCTGCGTTTGCGCAGCGTTCGGGGGATTCTGCTGCGTATTCGCAGCGGGGGCGGGAACGGGTGCCGGTGCCGGCGCGTTCTGCACGCCCGGAGGAATGGGCAGCTGCTCCTCCGCCCGTATCTGCGGGGCCGTCACGCCGCCCACCGGCTGGAAGATGGCCGCTACCTGGCTGTATTCAAATGGCAGCTCATCCGGCAGGCCGTGGCGGTTTTTGGCGTCCCAACATGGGTGATGGCTGGCGTACATCACGCGCTGGCCGCCGCTGGCCTTGTGCTTTTTACCGTCCTTATCCGTGGCGTACACAAAGGTTTTGTAATTGGCAAAGAGCATAATGCTGGCCCATTCCTTCACCATGGGCGCCACCTTCTTGCTCATTTTCAGCTCCCACCGGTCATAAGCGCCCAGCTCATCCGGCTGTTCAAACTTGCGCATCATGGCGTGGGCGGTAAATCCCACGTGCACCCCCTTCCCAGCCAGATCGCTCAGCTTGTTCAGCAGCTTGCCGAATTCCTCATACACCATCACGTAGCCCTTGCCGTAGCCGGGATCTTCAATGGATTTGATCTGCTTTTCCGCCATGATGTGATCGATGCAAAGGCGTTCCGCCCAGTCCGCGGTATCGATCACCAGCGCCTGCAGCGATCCCGCGTTCCGGATCGCGTCGTCCACCTCGTTCAGCAGCATGGTCCAGCTGGTGGGCGTAGGCAGCCGGGGCACGTCCATGTTGCAGGTGCTTCCCTCCGTGTCGATGAACACGATGCCGGGAATGTTGCTCACGAATGTGCTTTTGCCAATTCCCTCGGGGCCGTACACCACGAAGCGTTCACCCATGGCAATTTTTCCTCTTGTGATTTGCATTAAAATACTCCTTTCGTCCATCCGGCCGCCGCCGGCGCGGCAGCGGGCGCGTTCTGTTCGTTCTTGATTACCATGCCATCCTCAATGATCAGGTTGCATTCTTCCCCGGTGCTCACTCTGGTAGCGATGGCCTGCAGGCCGTTGCTTTCCAGCCACTGGCCAAAGTCGTTCATGGTGTCAATGTCCATGGCCTCCAGCCCGTCCAGCAGCACGAATTTGCATTCCGGGTTGATGGCCTGCACGATGGACACCGCCACTCTCAGCCGTTCAGAACCGCTCATGCAGTCCCAGGCTTTGCCCTTGTATATAAGTGCGCCCTGCTCCACTGCCAGTTCCGGCAGAGGAAGATTTGCGCCCTGCAGAAGCTTCGTCCGCTCATTGCGCACTCCGTCAATCTGCGCGGTTAGTTCGTCGTAATCCCGGCCCAGCTTTTCGGCTTCCTCCGAAGCCCGTTCCTTATCCAGGTTGGCCCTCACCTTGCGGTTGATCTCTTCCACGTTGTGAATGCTCTCCTCCAGCTCGGCGGTGCTTTCGTCCTGCAGCTGGGCGGCGTCCATTTTCGCGGTTTCCAAATCCTGCTCAATCTGCCGGAAGGCTTCTTCCGCTTCCTTCTTCTGCTTGGCCAGGGCGGTGATTTGGGCGCTCAGGCCTTCAATCTTCTGCGCCAGGATGCCGTGCTGCTGAACCAGAAGCTGTACATTGTCACGCTTTTTCTGGTTCTCCGCGTTCCGAAGCAGGATGGCCTGCTGTCGCTCGATCAGTTCCCCGGCGCTGACGGGAGATTCAGGCACCCCGGGATAGGCCGTCATTTCATTGGCGTATTTCCGCTTCTGGTCAACGATCTGGCCCAGGGCGTGCCGCCGGTTGTATAGCTGCTGCTCCTGATCGTCCAGGCGCCTGATTTCGTCCTCCATGCCGATTACCTTCAGCAGCGTTTGGGCCTTTTCCTTATCGTTCTGCCGCATGAAGCGCGGCAAATCCAGCGCCAGCTTTTCCAGAAATCCATCCAGCAGCCTTTGTCCTGCCCGCTTTCCGGAAGGATCGGTCACCGTCAGGGTGCTGTTTTTCCCGGAGCGCTCCACCACAATGCCGTTATCCAGCTCTACATGCAGCTTGGGCGGCAGCACGCTTCCTTCCCGCTGGGCGCTGCTGGGCCGGTAGCTTTCCCCGCCCAGGGCCCAGGCGATGGCGTCCAGCACGCTGGTCTTGCCCTGGCCGTTCTTCCCGCCGATCACCGTCAGGCCACTGGGGCTGGGAGTGAGGGAAACGGCCTTTACCCGTTTCACGTTTTCTAATTCCAGGCTCGTAATTTTCATGTTACTGTCTCCTTTTCCCTTATCTCACATCCTCCAGCCCTCATAGGGGGCGGGGGCTTCCATAGGCGTTACATACACAATCTGGCCTTGCTGCTGGCCCTGCCGGTACGCTTCCCGCATCTGGCAGCTCAGCGCCACGCTGTAGCTCTTTTCCCATCCTTCCCGGTACGGCCTGGCCCGGTGATCGGCCCATACCCGAAGCAGGAAGCAAACGCAGAAGCCGGCCATAAAGCCCGCGCAAACCAAAATCAAATCGTGAATCGGCATTGTTTTTTCCCCTTTCTGTCTGTGTTCCGGGAATCAAAAAGCGAACCGTATCAATGATTTCGCCTGTCCCCGTCAGTGCCGCACGAAAATCCCTGATCCAGTCCGCCGTCTTGACGGATCTTCTCTTTCGCGTTACAATACGCAAGGGAGTTTTCGTGCATTTTCCCCTTTTTTTCCGGCTCGGTCCGCTGCATCGGACCGGGCTTTTTCATTTGCCGCCATCCTTTTCCCGTTCCTTCGCCCGGATGGCCTCCGCCCTTTCCCTGATCTTGGCCCACACTTCCGGGTCATCCCGCTTGATGCGCTCCAATTCCCGAAACAGCACCCCGGCAAAGCTGCTCATCATGGGGCTGGGGATCATCGCGGGGTCAATCTCAATTTTCGCGGCCTGTGCCGCTTCCATGGGCTTCATCTCCTTTGTTTTTGTGGTATCATAGTTGGGTGAAAGGGGGTGAGAGTAGTGGAGATTTACTTCTTGAGCCTGGATAACATGTCGCCTGAAGAACGGGAAGCGGCATATAACGATCCTCATTTTCTACTTCACATGCATCCGTCAATCGATCTTGAACGAAATGGCTTATTGATCTATTGGACTTCATCCGAACCAATCAAGAATGCTGTGCCTCAATATGCGGATCGTCTGACGCTTGAAAAGAAGTAACCACGTAATACCTTGCATCCGGGTCATAGTCCAGTATGATCCGGTGCTTTTTTTGATGGGTCACTCCTTCCGAGATCATTCGCATCAGTTCCAGCATTGCGAAGTGTGTGACTGTTTCACACTTGAACTGCTGTGTTGCCTTATACCCGTTTTCATCGGTTGGTTGAATATTTGGAGTAAGCATCTTGGCGCTATCTGGAAACAGCTTGTCTTTGCTGCTTCCCTCCACAGAATGAATGCGCTCTTGGCTGACCGAGTGTTGTTCTTCCACGGAATCGCAGATGGTAAGTGTTGCCGCTGGCGGCTTTTTGAATTCTTGCACTGTTTTCACCTCCCGCCTTTTTCCTATCTTCGTTAAACTGCTTTTTCACCATCATCGGTCTTGAACAGATAGTCGAAAGAGCAATTGAAGAGCTTGCACAGCTTTTGGCACTCAGAAGCATAAAACCGGCCGGATTTCTTTTTCCCCTGGTATGTAATCCGATTGATGCCAATCGCCTCTGCGGTTTGCGCGTTGGTCATGTTGTTTCTGGCTTGCTCCGCGTTCAAGTTCGGATATTTCATTGGCGCCTCACCTCCTTTGAAGTTAACATTTCGTTAACTTGATTGCATAATATCAACATTTTGTTAATTTGTCAAGCCTTTTTTCTGAAAAAAATAACAATTTGTTGAAAATCTGTTGACTGTACTTATTTAATTGTGGTAAGATGGCAGCGAGGTGATCGTTATGTCATTCGGGCAGAATATCGTTCAAAGCAGAATGAAACTTGGGCTTTCTCAAAAAGACCTTGCAGAAATGTTAATGGTTAGTGCGGCCCGGCTCAGTCAATGGGAAAATGACAAGCGCGAACCCGCTGTTGAGAATATCAAAATGCTTTCTAATGTTCTTCACGTGTCCAGCGACTATCTGCTGGATAATGAACCATCTTCATCAGTATCATTATCTCCTGAGGAGCATGATCTCATTGATCAGTACCGCAATCTTGATTCTTATGGGAAGCACACGCTGCATGTGGTGCTTCAATCTGAACTGGCTCGGGTAGCGGAACAGCGCTCCCAAAATGAATCATCCGATCAGTGATTTCGCCTTGGCGATCACCGGCATCGTTGCAAAAAAATGATACGAAATACTGTTCCCCTTGACAAGGTGCATTTGCAAAACTGGTCTTTTGCCGCACAAAACCGGCCTTTCCCGTGCCGATATTGTACGCTGCCAGAAGGTCAACCCGGAAATGATTAAAAAATAGCCGTTTTTTCGTGGGTTTGGATTATTGTTTTTTCATGGGGAGGAATGAAAAAATGAAGACAACCGGCGGCGATGCCATTCTTGTATTCATTTTTGTAATTGCGATTCTTGCCGTTATTGTCGCCGTCATCCTGGGATTTGCTCACGGGATAAGGCAAAGCAAGCGGCAGCTGGAGGAAGCCCGGCAGGCTGAGCAGGAAGCCAAGCGTCAGGAACGCTTGGAATTTGAACGCAGGGAGAAGCTGAGGAAAGAGCAGGAACAAAAAGCCCTTGACCGCAAGCTGGCCAGAGATCAAACCAGGCTGAATTTTTCCGTGTTCGATGAAAACGGCGTTTGGTCTGCCACGGCTCTTTCTTCCTCCGATCAGGACACCCGTATGGATCGGGCCCATGAACAGCGCCAGCAGATCAGGCTGGAAGCTTATGATTCCCGATACAAAACGGCGAAGATTTACGGAACCACCTTCAATCATTATCTTACTTCCGCATCCTTTTGCACCTGTCAGGATTTCAGGCGTCAGCATGTACCCTGCAAGCATATGTATTTCCTGGCGAATCTGGTTGTTGATAACCATTTGGATTTTACCGAATTGGATTATGAAAAGGGCTTGCTCGGTTTTTCCTGCACGCTGGTGGGCCGCTTTCCCCATGGCACAGCCACGGCCGTTTCTTCCCTTCAAGA